AGTACCAGAAGTACCAGAAGTACCAGAACTACCAGAAGTACCAGAAGTACCAGAAGTACCAGAGCTACCAGAAGTACCAGAAGTACCAGAAGTACCAGAGCTACCAGAAGTACCAGAAGTACCAGAGCTACCAGAAGTACCAGAGCTACCAGAAGTACCAGAAGTACCAGAGCTACCAGAAGTACCAGAAGTACCTGAAGTACCTGAAGTAGCTGTACCTCCGGATATAAAACCTGCCCCAGTTATAGAATCATAAATCTGACCTGTAGTTAACTCAAAAGGATCAGTAAAAGAAGAATGTCTACCGTCGGGCGTTACAGTTCTGACTGACATCTGATAAGTAGTATCATCAAATACATCAAGCACTAAACGCGGCTCATATTCCGTAAGAATAAAACCTGAAATATTTTTTGCCACCAACACACCCGTCCCCCCGGTAACAACGATTCCATAATAAGGATCATAACCAGCTGTGCCAGCCGACCCAACGTTTCCAGCAACAGGCTGCCCCCCTGTAACGGCAGTAGAATAAGTTCCCGAATAAACCGAACCCTCTACCTTCCCCCCTGACGGATGCAAAACAAAATCCTTAATGTTTGGGTCAAAAGCAAAACCAAAATAAACATCACTCTGCTCCGTGAAACCCGAAGGAATCATAACCTGCGTAATACTAGTTTGGCCTGTATGAAAACCCGGAGGCAAAACAGCCGCAGTATCCACCATCAAGGTATGCTCTTTCCATTTAATACCATTTCCGGTATAAGGGTTAATACCGGGATCGACTTCAGTATAAGCCTCAAAAATAGGCGCCCCCTGACGACCACTATAAGCAGGATTCAGCAAACTGGTATTAACACTAAAAAAACGTTGATCTAAACGCCCAGTCCCTGTACCGTGAATAATATTAAAAACATTCTCTATTGAGGGTGTTGTTGCTGAAAGTGTTTGAGACGTACTGGTATATTTACCGCTTTCCTGTAGCTTAACCTCATAATCAAGAAAACCTTGATAATTTTCCTTGTTCCACTTAACCACCCACTGTGGCCTTATGGCTCCGTCAAATTGAGTTTTGGATACTACTACCTTACCCGTTATGCCTGACGGAACCTGCGAAAAAGAAAAAGGATCAACCGTAAAAGGCTTAACGGACGAAGGATATAAGAACCCACTTCCTGTTCCATAATTATCCTCCGCATAAACTTTATAATACATCCCCGACTGGCTAACAGGCGGAGCTATAGTAAAAGTATAAGGATCAAAAGGACCAGAAAGCCCAACTCTTTTGACAAAATCAGCGGTATGGACCCCCGATCCCGTTAGGGCTTCGCTAAAACCTGAAAGACGCGAAGCGTAAATAACTAAATTACTTACTCCGCTTTTTTTTGTTACGGTTGGAGAAAAGGTAATGTCTTCCCCCAACCCAATAGTAACGTTTGAAACATCCGGCGACGGACTAGTTAAATAAAATTCCCCCGTATGACTCATCCCCAACGAATGAGAGGAAACACGCAGCCTTAGTTTACGAGGGTCCAGCCCTACTCCTGAATTCTGTTTTGTAAAATCCGCATCCCCATAAACACCTTGAAATAAATTTGTAATCTGGGCTGTGTCTAAATCAACAATTGTGTTTTTATAGCCTGTAGCCAATTGAGCCACCAACAACCCTGTTTCGTCTAACAAGGAAACATTAAAACCCTCAAACGAATTTAAATTCTCTATCTCTTGTAAACTGAAAGTCCCCTCCGTCTCCGGGTTAACCAAACTCCAACCAACGGCTGGACGTTTGCCAAAATATTCCCCGCTCGCTGCTGTTGCAAAATAAGAAATACCGGAGGCCCCCGAAAAAGGAGTAAGATCGGTATTATAAGCAAAGGGCTCCGAAACGGGAGGCGCATCAGGCTCATTCCTGAAATAAAAGCCAGAAACCTCCAATGCTTGTTGGAAGTTTTTTTGAGGAAGTGTGATGTATTTTATAGGCATTTTTAATCGCTTCCCGTGACAGGCAACAGATCTGTCACATTAGTAGTACTTTCTATTTCTTGCTTTATACCGAAAAAACTTCCATCAGAAACAAACTTATATGCCTCGAAATCTATTTGATAAGCTAAACTAGACAGCTCTTGAGCAGATGTAAGGGCAATCCTCACCGCTGATAACACCTGAGTACCCTCTTCAACATATTTTGTACCCGGCGCTACCTTATTGGGATCCACCTCATAGGACACATCACCATATTGTTTAGTCACCACACCCAACCAAACGTTACCCACTAGTTCCCCTCCGCCGGTATATACCCTCAGATAAAAATTTCCTAGCTTATAGTTCACACCAGCAACCATTTGACCTGCATCAGTTGCATGCATCACATCTATAAAATTCTGCAAGATCTCTACCGTAGGAGTCAAATCTAAAACAACCGCCGATACTACCACCGCTGTTGGGTCGCTCTCGTTTACATTATAAACTATATCTGTATCCACCAATTCGGGGCCAGTAGTTATCCCCGAGGTTGTCTCTGGTAGAGATTCTAGCGTTACCGCGATACCGTAATCTCCCTCGAATGGAACTTGCGGCTTGACCTTATAATCAACGCCGGTGGCGGACTGCTGAGTAGCTATAAGGTTGCGAGATTCGTCTATCGCTCTAAACTTAGAAGCAGCATAAAGCAAAGCAGTCACCATGTATTCTCCCGGAGTTTCTTCGCCTATGGAAACAACACGGTATTCCACCTCTTTAATTTTAAAGTTCGCAGCAGTGTTTTGTGCTGACCATATAGTCCCTACTTTTACCTCGCTAAACGCTTCATCCGCTTCGACTGTAATCAAATCGTTCTGAACACCACCATTACCCTCGCTAGCCCCTATCGCAGAAATAGTAAACTGTTTGATTTGAGGAGAACGCGTTGCACCTACCTCACTTTCTGTGATACCTGTGATATCCTTATTTCTGAGTTGGGAGGCCGCTTTCTGGCTTAACCCACGCACCGTTTGGGTTGCTCGAGGTACAACTAACGTAATTTTTTCTCCTACTATATTCTCATAAACACCTTGATCCAAAGTTAACTGGTGCTCTCCGGGGGATATACCTTTTACTCTCCCTCCATACCTTTTTGAGGTTTTTAAACTATCTTGTATTTTTATAGTGTCTCCCGGGCGCAAAATAGTGGCGTCTATTCCTGTTTTAAATTGAATTAAATCAGTTTCTAGTTGATTGGTGAACAAAAACCACTTGCCTAACCGGTAAGCCTGAGCGCGAGAAGTGATACCAAGGCCCGCTATTTTCTTTTCTAAATACCCATATTTTCTAATAGATGCCGCATCTTCTACGTATTCCACTTTTGGCTTATAACTGTCCGCAGCGTCATTGTATCTAATTAAAGCAGAAGTAAAACGTGTAGTTTTAGCGCTTCCAGAGTATGTGAAAGCGCCATCTTTAACATTCGCGTTGGTGAACACCATCACAGCATCTCTAGCTTGATCATTAGAAAGAAATACAAACCCATTATGCCAATAAAGCATTCCCCTAAAAATAGCAGCCAAATCATTTAAACAATTAAAAGCGTCCTGCTCTTTATCTAAATAAATATTAGTTGCAAAACGAGGCTCCAATACAGGGCGATACAAATTCCTATCAAGAACCACTCTGCCCTCTGTAACGCCATTACCCAAAGAGAAACCCGGGGCATAATCTTTAGTAAACTGATTTCTTGTCCCTATAGGCTTACTAAGCTCTTCTTTCAAATGAATATAAATCCATTTTGAAAAAGAGAATGGTTTTCCGTTTTCCTCAAGTGTTTTAGCTTTATATTGGAAATATGCTTCAGCTGTATCCTTGTAAAATTCCATAACATAAGCTGGCTCAATCACTTTATGTATAGAAAATCTAAACACCTTATTTACTTCATCGTATTGTCTGTTACCTATGCGACGCCTAAAGCCCTTTTGAACTTCCTCTCCTTTGCTATTTTTTAGTTTATATAAAGAAACTGTTTGTCCAAGGGGAAATAGCCCCCTAAGTTTATCCTCACCTATAGGGCTGCCTAGACTGTCTTGAATAGTAACAACTGCGCCCCTAGAACTAATTGAAAAATCTCTATAGACATATTCCGATTGATATCCGGTTTCCACCAATTCATCACAATACTTGGCAATAGAATACAAATTCCACTTGTCCACAACACCCTCGCCAAAACCATATTTAGCCAACCCATAACGCTTACTTGAAACCATATCATAAAACGCCCACGCTGGGTTATCGGTCCACCTTGGGTTAAGAGCAAACCTCCCCGTCCAATTGCCCGTATAAATTCTGTTTTCAGCGTCGTAATTTTCCGGCACCCTTACCTTTTTCATTTTCATGTCAAAAGTACGTTTAGGCACCCTTGCAAAAGAACGCGCATCTACAATACTGCCCACAATAGCAGAATGAGGATAACTTAAGGGAGCTTCCACTATTTCTGTGACATTCGCAATACCACCTATCCTTTGAATACCACCTACAGCCACCATATCAGGAGTGGGCTCTTCGCTTACAACACATATGGAAACCGTTCTATCTCTACCCAACTTGGCTGGCGGAAGCGTAAATTCGTGCGCGCGAACATACGTCGAAGTAGCTAAGCCAGAAATTGGACATAATGCATAATAAGCAATCCCACCCGGCGGCTCCGCGCTCATCATTCTATCACTGTCTTCATAACCCACCCTAACCGCAAACATGATAGTGTTGTTCAGCGGACCTTTACTTGATAAGTCAGACCCGGGCTTCATATGACGGAAAAAGAGCTGTTGTGCAAATAAATTCAACTCGATCTTGCTAACATTATCGTTTGTGATCATATGATGAAAAACCACAGGGTGAGCTCTAAAAACTTCCGTAAAGCGAACAATCATTGATATGCCAGCATTAAGAGAAGCGTCTCGGTAGATTGAGCAATAATTTGCATTATTGTTAATAAGACAGTACTGTTCAGTCCCCTTCTGTTTATCCATCTGGCCATCAGGGTCGTTCCATTCGTATAGCGAATATGTATCCAAAGATCCCACATTGCTCACATCAGTGTAAAGGTGTGGTGTAATAAACGCCATAGCATTTGTATGATTAAACCCAGCTAAAACTTTTTCATAACTAAAGGTTTGAGCGGAATTAGCAAAAGACAAAGAACTCAAATTTTGCTGGGAAAGCTGAGACATAACACTTTGATCCGCAGTACCATACTTTAGCTCTGCCGCGATGCGTTGGTAATTTAAGGTTCCAGCATAGCTATTTTTTACTGGAACATCATTCAAATAAAACCCCTTAAAACCATCTTCGTTTAAAGTTGAATTGACACTTAAAGGGATCAACTTACCTTGCGCATCACAAAAACCCGCAATAGGACCTTCGCTTATCAAATCCAAAGTCTTGTAAATACTAACAGACTCTAGCTTGTCCCTCCCCCCATGTGTAGGCGAAGTAGCGTTTCCGCCACCGGTCCCGGGAGTGGGACTATCCATCTTCTTAATAGCACGCGTGTTAGTCTCCTCACCCTCCCCCACTGCCCCAGTTTCCCCAAAGGTATCTAGGACTGTCTCGACCGGAGGTGTTTCCACCGCAGCCTCCACAAGCTGTTCGCTCGCCCCATCAGGAACCCCAGTATCAGACTCCTCCGGAATATTAGTCTCTACAAGCTCAGCCTCAGGCTCCTCTTTAGTATCAATAATCTCCTCAAGGGAAATAACGGGCTCCTCAGCACCCTGCTGATCAGTCTCTTCACTACCGACATTAGAATCCGGTTCCTCACCACCCTCCGATGGCAACTCATTATCTAACCCCTGCCCACCGCCCTGCGCCGCCGTGCCGCCGTACGCACCAGTGCCATAATATAAATTTACTTGAGTCGGATCTAATTTTTCTGGATCTGTATAGCCCATGTTAATTAACCTTTACGTATTCTATCTGTGGACATCTTCGCCCCATAAATTGATGATAGCCCCACTGCATCATCAAGTGATTGATTTAACTCAAAGTTCGACTCCCTCCATCCATCCCACTGCCCCTTATCTACGTTAGAAGCGGCCACAGAAATCACCTTGCTACCCACCTTTATGCGCCCATAGCCCACAGGCACCACCTGTCCCTGCTCGGTTGTATTTTCTGCCGAAGTAAAAATAAAAGACGTCGTCTTAACCGCCTCGGGATCATCCGTACTCAGCAACTTGGCCATAAGCATACTAATGCCAAAAGAAATAGCTGCGCTTATAAGAACAGTTAAAACAAATTCTAACAAACCAACCATAAAAGCGCTTTGTATACCCAGTTGCGACACGATTGCGACCGCAAGGGTGGACGCGGCACCCGCTAATATTGGAATAATTTTTATTTTTTTATTTTTTATATTAGATTGTAAAAAATTATCCGAGTCAACTCTCTCTCCGTCTACAAAAATAGCCCAGTATTCTTTTTTGTTTTTATATAAATAAGAACGTAAATTCTTAGTGTTAGCTTCTATGGCGCTAAAAAGCTCCCTAAAAGTAGACACCTGCAAGTTCCAAACGGAACCAAACACTCGACCTAAATGTCCTTCTATATTTACTGTTGTCATAATTTAACAAGACTAGTGGTTGACATCTTAGCCCCATCAATAAAAATACCATAATTATCATCCAGAACCGGAACCTTTACCCCAAAGTCCGACTCCCTCCACCTATCCCACTGCCCCTTATCTACGTTAGAAGCGGCCACAGAAATCACCTTACTCCCAACCTTTAAACGACCATAACCTACCGGAACAACGTTACCTTGCGACTCTACATTCTCTGCCCCACTAAAAAGATAACTCGTTGAACCCGCCGCATCAATGTCACCGGGATCACGTTCGCTTAACTTACTAACCAACATATAAACCCCGTATGCCACTAAAGCCACCACCGCCACTATCACCGTAACAGCTACTATACCAGCTATAGCTATAGAAGTGGTAACTCCTGACATGAGCAGCGCACCCGCTATAGCATAATAAGCAGGAATAAAAACAGCCCCTCCCCCCAAAACAGGAACTATAGTTAATTTTTTTTTAATTTTCTTCAGAAACCAATTAGTATGCTCTATAGGCTCACCATCTACAATTAACACACACCCCTGCATTTCTTTAAATATCTTATGAAAGCCTTGACCCAAATTAGCCCTCATAGCTCGAACAGCTTCCCCAACGGTTCCCACATGGAGATTCCATTTTTTACCAACAGAATTACCTAAAGCGCCCTCTATGGAAATATTGACCATCTACCATACATTATACACTTTTAATTCAAAAAATAAATCGTTTCTTGAGTGCTGGGCTCATATAAACACACCCTATCTTCTATTCCTGAAAAAATCAAAAACGGAACTAAAGCATTATTTGACAATTCAATATCCAAAGAGCTAGGCTCGCATGATGTTTCGGGGTGAGAATGAAAACAAAAATCTATTTTTTTATGCTCTATTACCTCTACATGCTTCTTTGGGTCTATGAAAAAGGTGTCCGCAGGCCTTAAAGAAAGGTTTTTTAAGAAAAAGAGGCTGTTTCCGCAAATTAAACCGCATATTTCTGTCGTATAAAACGATAATATTCGCTCAATATAACTTCTAAAATCTTTATTAATTAGTGTATCTATATGCTTCAACGGATGGAAAGCCCCCAAAAGGACGATAACGTTCAGCTGAAAACCGCATATTACAACCAACTAAAGTTTTACTACACTGGTCTTCAACCCAATATTCTTTTTTAAAACGCGGGTCTTGCGTAGTAGTATGATCCTTGATGCACACAAAAAAAGCAGGGGGCTCATTAGATACAGGATCAACCGTTCTAACATCAGGGATTTTATCATGCGATGTGCCAGAAGCAGGAGGAATCATAACCACATCTCCCTTAACGTAACCTACCGTTCCAGTACAATTCTGAACCAAGCTAGCACCGCTATCAAGAACAACATTTCCTGTAACAGTGGTATAAGCCGTGCCTGTTTCATCATCCGTAACACTTGCGGTGGCCAAAGTGCCCTTAAGTACCTTGGACCCCATCGCCGCTTGACGCGTTAAGGTTAATACTCCTCCTCCTGAAAAAGTCACCTTTTCTCCACTTTCAATTACATTTTGTAATAGATCTATTGTAACAGTTTTACCACTGCCAACGGTTACTGTGCTCGAAAGGTCAGCTTTAACAGTGACCGTACTTCTGGCTCGCTGAGTTAAAACCATACTTCCAATGGAATCCCCTGCAACATTAAAAAGGGCAACACTCCTACTGGGAGGAATAGGCCATGAAATATCGTTTACAGGAATATCCGTAGGATTAGCGCTCACCGTCACATTAGCACTGAGCGTAAGAGACACAAAAGTAGGGTTATAAGTATAACACCATTTCATAGTGTGAAGGCCATAACCATTACTAGAATCTGTAAACCTTTTATCGTTTTCGTCGGCCACAGGAAAACCTCCTACCGAATAATCAATAAGAGAAGTGTTATCTTCCCTTCTAAACATCTCTTGGGACTTAATCGCCGCTCCCGGGTTAACAATATTTTCCAAATTCAACATAGGACCAACCATATTACCCCTAGCCCCATAACGACACCCTTCCCCCCTATATCTCCACGGGCAATAATTTGCTATCATAATACGAGCAGGCAGCTTATAATTTTCTACCTCAAGAGGGGACATTAACTCAAATTCTACATAATATTTGTTTTCAGTAACCTTCCGATTAAAAACATACATGTCGTCATCAAAACGAGCGTCGGGGTCAGGAGCTGCGAAAGGATTAACATTGTCCGGAAAATTCACCGAATCCAAAAATTTTAAAAAAATTCTTTTGCGAATAAATTTATTACCCACTAAATCATCCTCTCTTTTTATAAGGTCAGAAATAACACCCTTAGGATTTGCAACCACCAGCCGCGGACGGGCTAAAGTGCCGTCTCCTTTAGACTCAAAACCATCAGCTTCAATCGGCATACACGCATAGGTCTGACCCCCTAATACGATGTCTTGATCGACAATTTTGCCCGCATGAAAAAAACGCCACCCTACGCGCGGCCCTCCATCTACCTCAAATACCTCAATAATAGTATCTGGAAGTAAATCCGAAATAGCTTGATTGTGTGCTTGTGTTGCCATTTTATGTCATCCAAATTTGACCTGCTATACCGTTAGTATCGGATAGCGTGTTTGATGGGGAATTCTTCGCGCTTTCTTCAGTAGCAACATCCGTGGTTTTTATATGTATATATTTATTCAAAAGGTTGCCAATAACAATTCTAGATTCGCTTGCACTAAGTCTCCTATTATAGATCACAATAGCCGCAATAGCCCCGCGAAATCCAGCTAGATCCTGCGAAGAAGACGATACAGATGCCCCAATATATACCTCCCCCGAAGCATTAAAACCAAAAGCACTACCCTCACAATAGGAAGATCCCACAACTACACCATTATTTTTAGCCTCCACCCGTATAATGTTGGCGCTCCGCGATGAACTTAATTGGTATATCCACGCACTCGTTGGCTTCCATCCTACCCCTCTTGACGCTGGGGCCGTCCAGTCCGCAAAAGCAAACTCCGCTCCAGCGCCGTCTTTGGCAACACCTAAGCCAGTATTATCGTACACGCGACCATTATTACGATTATAATAGAGCCCATAAGATTTGGCGGTCGAAAATCTAACCCACCCGGTTTGCCACCATTCATCCTTATTGGCCTGAGAATTCGTATCGGTAGCCAAAGCGGTAAAATCTCCAGTCGCATCCATCCACCTATTAGGATACATTACATAAAAAATATCAAACCCCGACGACAAGGAGGAAAGACGATAATATCCCCACTCTTCGTGATCAATACGATCTCCCTCCAGTGTTCCATACAAAGTAGTCGCAGAGGCAGAAGCGTTTGCGCTAACCTTAAACACAGCACCCCCCCCAAAAACAATAACAACATTTGCGCTGATATCACTAGGCAGCCCTTCCACCGTGATGCCTGAAGAGGTGTAATCTCCAACCGCGTACCCGGTAGCGTAATTAACCCTTATATCCCCACTATTATTTATATCAGCTGTCGCATTATACAACTTAAGATACTCTAGTGTGCTCTCAGAATCAGTACTAAAATAAACATATTTTTGATTATTAAAAAAAGAATGCTTAACCACTGCAGCCGCAGAGTCGCCCAGTACCGCATTGTCTCCAACTTTATTATCAGAGGTATCTCCATCTTTTAATGTCGGTTGATTGGCGCTTGTTGTTTGCTCTAAATAAACATTAGAGTCATTTATAGATGTCCACTTGTAAACAGGGTCCCCTGCAGCCGCAGCATCCCCCCCAACATTCTTAACAACGTTTGAGCCTGCATCAAAATGTGCCACCAAACCCGGCACCTCTACGATTCCTGTTCGAGAAGGAGTGATAACTAGCAAGTTTTGTCTAAAATTACTCACAGTATAATTAGAATTAGAATCAATATGTATCGCAAAACCGGGGTTTCCACCGTCCTGTCCTTTACTTGCGTCTACAAAAACAAAAGGCGTATTTAGGGTTTCTGAATTCCATTTTTCCCCACTACTTCCTTTTTGCCCATAGTTCCCCCCGTTACCACCCCGAGAAAACCTATTATTTTGCACCCCTCCCTCGTTGCGCATATACCTATTACCCACCCCAGCCTTTTTATATCCACCATCAGTGCCTACATTGACTGAGGACATGGGCAAAGAGGGGTCTAGCTGTTCGCCTCCATTAGATATATCAAACCCTGCTCCGCCGCCCCCAGCACCCCCTTTATGTATACCTAAAAAATCAGATGTTTTATAATACAAGTTTTTGTGGAAATCCCCGAACACCGACTCTTTAATCCGCATTTCCTGAGTCTTAGGATCGTAAACAACCCCTACGTCAATTTGACTCCAACCTGCTTCCATCCCCATCGCCTCCGGATCTTGATAGTTGAAGCCATAACCCGCCCTCCATATACTTTGAACGGCACCACTTGCACTAAACGCTTTCTCCGCTGAAAAACGATCACCCCCGCCGCCACCACCCCCCCCAGCATAAATTTTAGCATTATAGTCTTTCCGTATTTTAAACAAAGCTATATCCGAATGAGTAATCTTAATGGCGGTACCTCCCTCACCACCCGCAGTTGAGTCTGCATAACCATCAATGGTTAAATTTAAGGTATATTTGTAATCCTTTGAGTACTGCTGCTGGTCGCCGTAGGTAGTAAACGTTTCATCAGAAGGAAAAGCCGCAGTCAACATAGTCCATCCTCCGTCCCCCCCCGTGCCTCCTTGTCCCACAACAGCAGAATTCTTTTTCATTATTAAAACAGTTGGGGTTTCCGCCACAGGTTTTTGTAAGTTTGGATCAGCGCCCGCACCAGCATCCGCTGGGTTGACTACACCCGTAAGAAGCTGATCCCCAGTTTCAATGGCAGGAGACGTAATATCTGTTGAGCCCACCACCGTACCAGCAGGCATAATATAATGTATACCTGTAAAATGGTCAGCATAAGCTCCTGTGTTAGCGATATCAATATAATTGCCCCCAATAAGACTCATATCTTCACCGTCAACCTGTTTCACAACCCCTCTATTGACTAACTCCTTAATAAAAACACCACTTAAGTTAAGATTATTAGACCGATGTGGTAAATAAATCTGAAACGCGGGCTTCGGGGTGGTGTGAATGGCGGTTTTTGCCACAGTATAATCAGCTGAAGTGGTTCCTAATCCAGTCCAAACGCTCTCTGCTACAGGATCCTCGAAATCACTAACCCCGCTAGCATAAACATACATTGAACTATCAGCCACCACCCCGGCCCAGTCAGCATATTCGGATCTAATGCGATAATAATAATCGCTATCCGTTTGTAGGTTAAGGTGCGTAAAAGATGCAGCTTGCCTAACTCCTGTGCTTTGAGGATCTAGCGTATTCCGCATACTTTTGGGGATAGCGCTGTCGCCCATCAAAGTAGGAGGAACTAAAAGTCCTGTATATAAATCAACATCGATTGTCGTCGAGCCATCTGTCAGGTGCATAAATTTACTGTTTATTCCTGTGGGAACGCCTTCATCTCGAATTCCCGTGCTATCCCCCCATGGGTCCTGTGTATATTCTAATCGATAGTGGGTTAAGTTGTGACCTGTCTGAGGGTGCTCCCACTTTAAAACATTCAAAGGAATCCCTGAAACATTATGAAACCCAGTTTGTACCAAAAACTTACTAGGATGCATCGGATTCTGATCGGGACCCCCCTTCAAAGGGTTACCATAAGCGGTAGTAGGCGGTGACGATGAATCCACCGAACCCAACCAACCGGTTACGTACCCAGTGATATTAACATTAATGGTACCACTAAGATCAACAGCTCCATTTTGAACAGAACGACTTTCACACGACACCGAAGCCTCCCATTTTCCATCGAGAGAGGGGCCACTCACTCCTAACGGCCCAGTCGCGTTGTTCTGTTGTATTCCTTTGAAATAAAAAGGAATGAAAGCGTTTTGACCGGGCTTGATGTCCACCCGTCCAGACGGAAACTCAAACGCTGCCTGTGAGGTATAGCCTGCGGGCTTATCTGTATCGTAAAATAAAGTTGTCCTTATAGTGTCGCTTCCACTATTGGTAACATAAAATCCTGTACGCAATACTTGTCCTGTGATTACGCACGTACTAAACCCCGTATTAGCTACAAACTCATTCAATTCCTGCCTTTGACTGACAGATATAGAACCTTGCCTTGGCCCGGTAGGACCTGACGCATGACTAGCTGGAATAAAATCATCCTCCCTCACAGCTTGATTAACTACAGTAACCAAAGTGGAAAAGGTTTGTTTAATATTTAAATAATCCACGGGAAATTCCCGCATTTCAATATTAATGTCATTATTATCTTTAAAGTTGATTTGGTGCTTCCATCTGGGAGCAATAAAAACTTTATCCGTAAAATCATAGGGAGCAGGAGGGG